ATGCAGAAAGACACTCCCTGCACTTAAAGGCACAGCATATCGTGACGTAATTTCTATCCTTAAAGAACTAGAATTATATTCAGAAGAAAATCACAATAAATCAGAATTATCATACACTCTTAATGGTAACATTATAGAATTTATTAGCGTTGACCAACCGCAGAAAATTAGAGGTCGTAAAAGACATTATCTGTGGTGTAATGAAGCAAACGAATTTCATTATGAAGATTGGCAACAACTAATACTAAGAACAACAGAAAAGATATACTTAGACTACAATCCGTCTGATCCTTATTCTTGGATATATGAGAAAGTGCATACTAGAGATGATTGCACATTTTTACAATCTACATACCTGGCTAATCCTTTTTTAGATGAAGATACTATTGCTGAGATAGAAAGATTAAAAGACTTAGATTCTGACTATTGGCGTGTATATGGACTTGGTGAGATAGGAACAGTACAGACAATGATATTCAGGAACTTTCAACTTGTTGATGACGTACAAGGTCGATTAATTGGTTTTGGATTAGATTTCGGCTTCACAAATTCACCAAGTGCTATGATTGCTGTATATCAACGTGATGACAGTCTATACTTAAAAGAAATGATTTATGAAAAGCGTTTAACAAATACTGACTTGGCAAATAAAATAAAAGAATTAGGAGTTAATAGGCAAGATGAAATAGTTTGTGATAGTGCCGAGCCAAAAGCTATAGAGGAGTTGTATCGTTCTGGTTTAAATGTAAAGGCAGCAAAGAAAGGTGCAGGAATACACTTAGGAATTGACATAATGCGTAGATACAAACTTAATATCACTAAGGATAGCTTAAATGCAATAAAAGAATTTAGAGGTTATAAATGGGCAACAGATAAAAATGGTGATGTCTTAAACACACCTGTAAAAGTAAATGACCATTTGGTAGATGCTTGTCGTTATCTGTGTTTAAACAAGCTATCAATTAATCATTCAGGAAAATACTATATATTATGAAACTATATAACGGTGATTGCTTAGAAGTAATGAAGTCAATAGCTGATAAAAGTATTGATGCTATTATTACAGACCCCCCTTATGGAACTACAGCTTGTAAATGGGATAGCGTTATTCCTTTTGAACCTATGTGGAAACAACTTAATAGAATAATAAAACCAAATGGTGCTATTGTTTTATTTGGTAAAAATCCGTTTGGTGCTAAATTATTATTAAGTAATGAAAAAGACTTTAAGTATGAGTTAATATGGGAGAAAACAAGAGCAGGAAATAATATGCAGTTAAAAAAGCAACCAAGTGCAATTCACGAAAATATATTTGTTTTTTATAAAAAGCAACCTGTTTACAATGGCTTAAAATTTAAAGTGAATGAAAAATATATAGACAAAAGAAAAAGCATTAGAAATAGTTTCTACAAAAACGGACACTACAAAGGAGAAATGAAAAGAAAAAAAGACACAGGTTTTAGACATCCACAAAGTATATTGCCATTTAATAGTGTTTGGAAAAAAGGAATGCACCCTACACAAAAACCCGTTGAATTAATAGAATGGCTTATTAAAACATATACCAACGAAAATGAAACAGTATTAGATTTCACAATGGGTAGTGGAACAACGGGCGTTGCTTGTTGTAATACTAATAGAGATTTCATAGGTATTGAACTTGACAAAGAGTATTTTAAAATAGCAGAACAAAGAATAAAAAACGAATTATAACATTTTATATTTATTAGTAATGAAAGAGATTAAATTGACAATCCCTGATAATTGGAAGGACATAACTATTGGAACATACCAAAAGTATGTCAAGATTCAGGAAGGCAAAGGAACAGACAAAACAAAGGTTGTAAAGAGTTTAGCGTTATTATGTAACACTTCACCCTTTATTGTAAAGAAAATGGCTTACACGGACTTATTAGAGATAATGGAGATAATTAAAAAGATGATTGATACAGAGCCAGACAAAGAACAATTTAGAAAGGTATTTAAATTTAAAGATGAAGAATATGGATTCTGTCCTAACCTTAGCAAACTAACGACAGGTGAATACATTGATTTAGAAGCATACTGTAAAGAACCTATTGAGAACCTACATATTATTATGTCAATACTTTATAGACGTGTTACAAACAAGGTTAATGAGAGATATGCAGTTGAGTCGTACGATCCTGAAGAATTTAAAGAAGAACTGTTTAAGGACTGTCCAATGAATATAGCTTTGTCAAGTCTAGGTTTTTTTTTGACTTTAGGAGAAAGATTGGCGAAGATTTCGCAGCGCTTTTTAGCAGCTCACAACACGACACCACAAAAGGCGTAACAATGCAAAGTAAATGGGGGTGGTACAACGTCCTCTACAGTATGTCTAATTCAATCTTAGACATTGAGAAAATAACTAGATTACCCATATTAGAGGTACTAACATATTTGGCATATAGTCAAGATTATAATAATAAACAACGTAGCAACTATGATAACTTTTAGAAACGTAGTCGGATTTTTAGAAACAATAGCAACAAAGCACTATGAAATAAATAGCTTTCATTCTGGATTGCTAGATGAAGTAGACATCAATAAACTTGGTGCTACTGATTATACTATTCTATATGCCGAGCCAGGAAGTGCTACAGTTAATCAAGGTGTTATGACTTACTCTTTTACTTTATATGTAATGGATATGATTAATGACGAAGTTGGTGATGCACCTAATAAAGAAAGACTAGGACGTTTAGATACATATTCAGAAACATTACAAATACTAAATGATGTTATAGCTGAATTTAAACACAGTCTAACTACACAATCTTGGGTAGATAACCAAGTAGTATTGCAATTACCTATAACGTGTGAACCATTTACTGCTAGATTCAACAATCTTTTAACAGGTTGGAGTGCGACAATTAATGTAGATGTAAACAATAAGAATAACCTTTGTATTGCACCAATAATAGCTAACACATAATGCAGTTTAAAAATACCATACAAGCACTACAGAAACTTGGCAACAATGTTGTTAAAGAAGGAAAAGGTATATTGAAGAAAAAGAAAAAGACAACTAGTGGCAATACATTATTTAATGACTTTGATTATCTAGTTACTAAACAACAAGATTCTGTAACACTAGAGTTTGAATTTGGAGGTGCTGAGGATTATTGGCAATTTGTTGATGAAGGTGTTAGAGGTGCAGGTGGTTTTAAAGGTTCAGGACGTGCAAGAGGTCAAGGTAGCCCGTTTAAGTTTTCTAGCAAGATGCCACCAAGACAACCATTAATGCAATGGATTAAAAATAAACCACTAAAAGGAAGGGATAAGAAAGGACGTTTTATTAAGCGTGAAAGTTTTGCTTTTTTAATACAGCGTTCTATATTTCAAAGAGGATTAGAAAGAACACAATTTTTTAGCAAACCATTTACAGAACAATTAAATAAACAAACAGATAACATAACTGAAGCATTCGCAGATGATTTAGAATTAGCTTTGGAACAAATATAATATATATGTCTACAAATAATTTATCAATAATACAGAAACCTGTTAACAATACAGAATTGCTCCCTGCAATAACAAATTGGAATCCTTTGATCGGTGTTATGGTGTTTAAAGATGCTAATATATCTGCTTTATTCTATTATAAGCTAGGTTTAGACGTTCACGAAGGTGCATCTACTACAGGAACACTAGTAGCGAAATATAGACAGCGTAGGAATGGTTATAGCGATGATATTGCTAATAATAAAGCTAGAGCGTTTTTTGACGTTAGAGGAGTAATGAATACACAACTCGTAAATACTGTTTATGACCAAAATATACTTGGTGCACCTTTTGAATCTATACACGAAGTCGGTGCTACAGCTTATGATGAAGATAGTGATGGAACACCTGAATACTACATATTTAGCGAAAATGGAAATCTATCAGAAGGTAAAACGCAAATAGGCAGGTATACTCTTAATGTATTTGAGAGTTATGCTGCTAGTACATCTACAAATGTCAAAGATATCCACCCTAGTACAGGAGTAGCAACTACTCACTTCTTTTTAAGAGCTTCATTGCCTCTTAACACTCCTAGATTTATAAACGGTTCAGGAGCAGTAGATACTGACTACATACAGGGAGTTGCTTTTGCAGACTATCAATTAAAAAGTATTACTAGCAAATTTTTATCTGATAATCCTAGTATTGCTCATAATTATGAATCAGCAGCAACAGGAAATCAACCTATAGTCTTTATACAGGACAATCAATACCATACACTAGCGTTTCTTAATGGAGAAACAAATTTTAACAGTATGCCTCAAAAATTTTTTATAAGGTACTATAACGGAACTACACAGTTAAATAGTGGTTTTTTAGATAATACTGTAGCAAATGGAGGATCAAACCCTGCTGCATCTTCAGGTGAAACCACTACTAACGCTAGGTATTTAATTTACTTTGGTTGCGGTCCAGCAAATTTAGAAGGTTTTGACGGAGGAGGTACAAACCCACATAAACCGTCTAATAATGCAGGATATACCCATTACATTATTAGAGCTTTTAAACAAGATGCTACAACATCACAATCTCAAGAAGTTATATTTGTTAGGGAGGACAGTAGCTGTAAAGGTTTTGTAACTAGAAGATTAGCTTGGAGAAACAGTTTAGGTTGTTGGGACTACTTCAACTTTAAAATGAAATCTGTTGATTCTACAAATATAGAGAGAAACGAGTTTAGCACTATACAAGGCACTTTTGACGGCAGTAAATATAGATATAATGATTGGCAGAGAGGCAGGAGTGTAAGAGCTACTACAGCTAAAAGAACAGAAACACTAAATACTGATTTTATAGATGAAGCTCAAGCAATACTAATAGAAAAATTACTAATGTCTACTGACGTGTATGTTTTAAAACAGCAAGGGGTTACAGACTATACAGAACCTGTAATGGTAGTCGATAAGAGCTTTATAAGAAAAACAGTAGCAAACGATAAAAAAATACAATATACTGTTAAAATTGAATATGCTAATAATGTAAATACCAACAGCTAATGAAAACTAGACTTTTAGCATATAGAACATATCCTTTAGATTTTGGAGCTACTACTACTACAACGTCAGCAGCTACTACTACAGCTCTTATTATCAATGTTAGTATTTCAGGAGGTGCTGCTGTTAATACTATATTTAATGTGGGAGATGAATTGACTAATAATGTTCATCAACCTATAGGAAGAGTAGCAGGTACTACAGCAACTACACTAGAGTTAAATAGAGTATTATCTCCTATTACTAGCGGAGATAAGTTGCTATTGATGAAAGAGAAAACATACGAACTAGATTTACAGGAAGCACCTTCTATAGCTTTAAATTATCAGTTTGCAGATATTAAAAACCCTGAGCAAAGAAAAGCTAGTTACAGTCAAACATTCAAGCTCCCTTTTACAGATAATAATAATGACTTTTTTCAAAATTGGTTTAATGTTAACCTGGATAGTTTAATATTTGATTCTAGTAAAAAGTTTGACGCTGCACTATACGAGGGAACTGTTACACAATTTGAA